ACGAAACGGCATAGGAATTGCCCCCCCCCCCCCCCTTTTTTATCTTCCCGCCCTTCACACCTGAACAAAGGAACAAACACATGGACTCCCACCACGCCGAATACCTCGCCGCTGCCTCTGCCCTGCACGAGCAAACGCCTAGCCGTCGCGTCTACGCCGAGGGCGACTTCGTCAGCGGCAAGAGCGGCGGAAAGTGCTGGAGCGGACGCATCCAGCAGATCCAAGGCGACCGCTTGGTAGTCGAGGCCAGCGGTGCCTGGCTTGCGGTAAGCGTCAGAGACATCACGCACTAGATCGTTCAAAGGACCGCCGCCCAGCGGAGCTAGTCGGCGGAAGGAGTGGGGCGGAGCCCCAGTAGCAGGGACGCACGATTCACCCGCCGAGCAGGACGCAGAGCGGGATTTTTAGACACGAAAGGACGCGACATGAGTACGGAAATTTCAACGCAGACGCAGCCGCGAGGGCTGGCGCTTCAGTCGGTAGCCGACGCCATGAAGTTCGGCGAGATGGTGGCTAGCAGCGACTTCGCCCCGAAGGACTTCAGGGGCAAGCCGGCGAGCTGCATGCTGGCGATTCAATGCGGCGCCGAGATTGGATTGGCTCCGCTGCAAAGCCTGCAGTCGATTGCCGTCGTAAACGGCAGGCCGGCGGTCTACGGCGACGCCGCCCTGGCGGTGTGCAAGGCGAGCCCCGTCTGCGAGTACGTGACCGAGAGCATCGAAGGTGACGGCGAGCAGATGGTTGCCGTCTGCACCGCCAAACGGCGTGGCTACCCGCAGCCCACAGTGGTGCGTTTCACGGTGGCAGACGCCAAGAAAGCCAGCTTGTGGGGCAAGAGCGGGCCGTGGTCCCAGTATCCGCGCCGCATGCTTCAGATGCGGGCTAGAGGCTTCGCCCTCCGTGACGCCTTCCCTGACGTTCTGAAGGGGCTCGTCACGGCCGAGGAGGCCCAGGACTACCCGACGCCTGCCGCGCCGACTGAGCCCGTCAGGGAGCCCGTCGTGGTGCGTCCCAAGTTTGACGACGAGCGGCCGACCAAGGTCGTCCTGCAAGAAAAACGCTCCCCACCCCCGCCCATCACCGACCCGGTTGGCAAGGCTCGCATCGCTATCAGCGACGCAAGCACGCTCGGCGCTCTGGACAAGGTGCGGACGCTGATTTCAAAGCGGCTCGAGGACGGCACGTTCACCCAGGAGCAGCATGACGACCTGGTGTCACTTGCTGTCACCAAGGCCGAGATCCTCATCGGGTCCGAGCAAGAGGTGCAGGCGTGAGGCAGCGACGCTACCGAATCGCCAGCCCGTCTCGTGGAGACATCGCCCACTGGGCGCTGTTGCGCGAGGTCGAGCGGAACCAACTAGCGGCAGAGGAGATTGAGGCTATCCGCGAGCGTGAGGAGTACATGCTGGCGAATGCCAAAGCCGCCATGCCTACCGTGCCGGCGGTGCCAGGACTAGACGCAGCTGCACGACGGCTTGGCTGCGAGGACCAATATGAAAACGACCTGCGAGCGAGGTACGGCGACACGTTTTGACACTTTGCGACCGGCACGCCATTGCCGTAGGTGCTGCGTTTCACGGCACCATTGGCCGCCCAGCGGATGGGTGGCGAGTAGCCACCGCAGTCGCCGCCGACTCCACGGTAAAGCTACCGCCTGCCCCACGTCACGGGGCCAATACACGAAGGGATGAATGACATGAAACGCATTTGCAACCGCTGCAACACCAAGCGAAGCCCGCGAGTGACGCGGTGCTTGAGGTGTGGCAGCCCAGAGTTTCGCACTGAAGGGGAGAAGAAATGATTGCAGTATCTGGCCGATATGCGGCGTTCCTTGAATCGAAGCAGCAACTCGACGGCGACCACGGGTTTACGCCAGAGTTCCTGCCTGGCTGGCTCTTCGACTACCAGCGGCACCTCATCGAGTGGGCTTGCCGCAAGGGTCGCTCGGCGATCTTCGCCGACTGCGGCATGGGTAAGACGCCAATGCAGTTGGTGTGGGCTGAGAACATCCGCCAGCAAACAGGCAAGCCGGTGCTGATCGCGACCCCTCTCGCTGTCAGTTACCAAACAGTCGAAGAGGCCAAGCGGTTCGGTATCGACGCGGTGCGGTCGAGTGGCGGCAAGCCGGAAGCCGGCATCGTGGTCACGAACTACGAACGGCTGCACAACTTCGCACAGGGCGATTACGGCGGCATGGTCTGCGACGAGTCGAGCATCCTCAAGAACTTCGACGGCTCAACAAAGGCTCTCGTCACCGAGTTCATGCGTCTGATTCCGTATCGGCTGCTGTGCACTGCAACGGCCGCCCCAAACGACTACCACGAACTTGGTACGTCCAGCGAAGCCTTGGGCTATCTTGGCTATCAAGACATGCTCTCGCGGTTTTTCAAAGAGGATGTCATCAAGGACTACCTCGGCTGGGGCCGCAAAAGCTATCGCTTTCGCGGGCACGCCGAGGAACCATTCTGGCGGTGGGTTTGCTCGTGGGCGAGGGCGTGCCGCAAGCCGAGCGACCTCGGATTCGATGACGGAAAACTCGTCTTGCCGCCGCTCCGCGAACACGAGCACGTCGTGCATAGCAGCAAGACGCGGGCTGGGATGCTTTTCTCACTGCCGGCCGACACCCTGCAAGAGCAGCGCGAAGAGCGGCGAATCACGCTTGAGGACCGCTGCGAGGCGGCGGCTGGACTCGTGGCATCACACGCCGGTTCGTCCGTTGTGTGGTGCCATCTAAACGACGAGGCGGACCTACTGGAGAGGGTCATTCCAGACTGCCGTCAAGTAAGCGGGTCGCAGAGCGAAGACGAGAAAGAGGAGCTCTTGCTTGCGTTTCAGTCGGGACAACTAAAGCGGCTGGTTACCAAGCCGAAGATCGGTTGTTTCGGATTGAACTGGCAACACTGCCACAACGTCGTGACGTTCGCCTCCCACTCATGGGAGCAGTACTACCAGGCCGTGCGGCGGTGCTGGCGATTCGGTCAGACGCAGCCCGTAGATGTGCATGTCATTGCCACTGAGGGCGAAGTAGGTGTGCTCGCGAATCTGCGACGCAAGGCCAACGCCGCCGACCGCATGTTTGAGTCACTTGTTCGACACATGGGTAATGCCATGGCCGTTGATCATCGAAGGACGTTCCCCCACAACGAAAGGATTCCGTCATGGCTGTCAGCGACCAAGTAATCACAAACGAGTACGCGATTTACAACGGCGACTGCTGCGAGGTTCTCCAGAGCATCCCAGACGAGTCGGTACACCTCTCGATCTACTCGCCGCCGTTTGCGGCGGATGGGGCTGGGTGCCTGTACCACTACTCCAGTTCAGAGCGTGACCTGTCGAACTGCCGCAGTCACCAGGAGTTCTTTGACCACTATGCCTTCGTGGTGGGCGAGATCCACCGGGTGACGATGCCTGGCCGGCTGTCTGCCGTGCATTGCATGGACATTCCCAGGAAGACATCGCCTGGAGGGCTGGTCGATTTCCCGGGCGAAATCATCCGACTGCATGAGTCGCTCGGCTGGCGGTTCTGGTGCCGGCACTTTATCTGGAAGGAGCCGCTCGGCGTCCGCAATCGCACGATGGCGAAGGGGCTGGCTCACAAGCAGGTCGTGACTGACGCGAGCCTGTGCGACGTTGCCTCGGCGGATTGCCTGCTGCTTTTCCGCAAGGACGGCGACAACCCGGTTCCTGTTGCGAACCCGAACGGACTTCTGGAGTACGCGGGCGAGCGTGAGGTTCCCGCTGAGTTGCTCACGTATCGCGGGCACAAGGGCAAGCAGATCGAAAACCGCTACTCGCACTGGATTTGGCGGCAGTATGCGTCGGCTTTCTGGGACGACATCCGCCTTGAGAGAACGCTGCCGTATAAGCAGGCTCGAGAGGATGACGACGAGCGGCACATGCACCCGCTGCAGCTTGACGTGATTGAGCGAATCGTCCATCTGCGGAGCCTGCCCGGCGAGACGGTGCTCACGCCGTTCATGGGCGTCGGCAGCGAGGCTTACGGTGCCGTGCTCAACGGACGCAAGGCAATCGGCGTCGAGCTCAAGCCCGCTTACTACCGGCAGGCTGTGAAGAACTTGGAGGAAGCAGCCCAGGGACGGAAGGCCGAGGCCACCCTCTTCGACGCGGAGGCCGTGGCATGAGCGACTACTACGCAGACGACATCAGCACGCTGCCGCTGTTTCGCCGCACCGATCCGGTGACGAGCAAGGCCGCAGCCGCAAGCGTCAAGACGTTCCAGGGCGAGCACAACGCGGCAATCCTCGAGGCGCTGTCGCACGGGCCGGCAGGTGCGTCAGGCATTGCTGCTCGATGTGGGCTCAACGGGCACCAAGTCAACAAGCGGCTGCACGAGCTCGCCAAGGCGGGGCAGATCGTTGAGACGGGGCGGATCGTTACCAGTGCCAGCGGGCGGGGTGAGCGCGAATGGAGGTGCGTGTGATGGCTCAGAGTAGCGTGGCTGATCAACCTACATACTCAATTGACTTCGGTCGTGTCGTTGATTTCGGCAGTTGTTATGCGCAACTGGCTCTCACGATCGACGGTTCCGTTGGAATAAAGCTTACCCGTGAGCAGGATGACACGCTGACCGCGCGTGAAGCAGAGATGCTTGGGAAGTTTTTGATACAGCAGTCGAGGGCCATTCATGTTGACGCAATGCGAAGAAAGGATTGGTGCGGCAGGACGCTTCCTAGAGGCCTTGTTGTGTACTTGATTTCTGATGGAAACGGACTGTTCAAGATCGGAAAGGCTGCGGATGTATCAGTTCGCATGAGGCAACTTCAGACCGGCAACGGGCGCAGGCTTCAGTTGATTGCGTTTTGCATGTGCGTTGACGAGCAGGCGGCGTATCAACTTGAGTCGTCTGCTCACAGATCGCTCGCACGCAAGCGATCTGTTGGAGAGTGGTTTGAATGCCATCACGTTGATGCGTTGAACGCAATTTACGCTGCGAAGGCCGCAACTGGAGTTGGTGGTGCCGTTCGTGTTGCCAAAGGGTTTTTACAGGAGGCCACGGATGGCACAGCACAAGGTTGACATCTACATGCCGCTCTACGTCAGGGACTTCCTGACGAGCACGATTGGCTGGCCCGCCGAGGAGCGAGGGCATTACCTCACGCTTGCCGCCCTCGTGATAGGCACGGTGCCGCTTCGACGCGGCTGGGCGGAATTATCCACGTGCAAGGACGCACCCAATGCCAACGCATAAATCCGAATACCACCGCGAGCGCGAGCGTCGCGAGCAGATGACGCGCAAGCGTGTCCAAGAGGAGACCCGCACGGACGACGACGCCGAGTACGAGCAGTGCCTGATCGCGTACGCGGCCTACATCCAGGCGCTAGGCATGGTGGGGTTCATGAAGTTCAAGGAGTTTCAACGGGACTGGCTGAAGCAACGCGGCATCATGCAGGAGAGACGCTGTGGCCGTTGATTGGATCAAGATCCGACGAGGCATGAGGCAGTGGCCCAAGACCGTCGCGGTCGCCCGTCACCTGTCTGGCTCTAGGGAGTTCATGAACTGGTGGGCCGACCCCGTGCGTCACGCTTGCGTCACGAACGTCACGGAGATCGTCACGTTCGAAAACGTGACGCGCGTCACGGCGTGTGCGCTCACAGAGCTTTGGTTTGCCCTAAATGACGTTCTTGGCGAGGACTGCCATGTGCCATACATGGAGCTTTCCGACATTGACGACATCGTCGGTGTGCCTGGGTTTGGCGAGGCAATGCTGGAGGTTGGCTGGGTAGCCTTGCACGACGAAAAAGGGCTTGTTTTCCCGAACTTTTCGGAGCACAACACGCCAAACAAACTGCGTGCCGAGCCTAAGTCTGACGCCGACCGGGCGAGGGCATACCGTGAGCGGAGGAAGGATTCCGGGCGCGTCACGGCGCGTCACGAAACGTCACGCCCAGAAGAGAAGAGAAGAGAAGAGAAGATAAATACACCTGCTGCGCAGGTAGCTACGAGCGAACCGCCGAAGCGGCGGAAACGCTCGCAGCCCCACGACGCAGTCTCGTGGTCTGCTGACGCAGGGTGGCAGGGAATCACTGACGCTGACCGGCAGGAATGGCGCCAGGCGTACCCTGCGTGCGATTTAACGGCAGAACTCGCCAAAGCCACCTCATGGCTCAGGGCGAACCCCGCAAAGGCTCACAAGAGCAACTGGCGGCGTTTCGTGGTGTCGTGGCTGACACGCTCCCAGGACCGTGGCGGCACCAACCGCGAGCCTGGGCGCAGACCAGACGGAGACGACTCGGCCAGACGCGCAGCCCTCGAGCGAAAAGCCAAGGAGTTCGCCGGCATGAAGCCGGCCCCATACCGACGACCAGCCGAGGTCGCCGCGCTTGCGGCGTCCATCAAACTCACGGAGGAGGTGAACCCATGACCACGACGAATGACCTGCCCCTACTGACGCCGCGCCAACTGGACATCCTCCAGTGGATTGACGGCTTTTCGGATACCCACGGGTACGCTCCGACCTACAAGCAACTCGGCCACCACTACGGATGGCGCAGCCCCCAGGCTGCATCGACCACGCACCTGCAATCGCTCCGACGCAAGGGGCTGGTCGAGTGGGAGAAGGGCCAGGCCCGCACGCTGCGTCTGACGCCTCTGGGCAAGTCGCTCGCGGGAGGTGCCGCATGAACT